ATAAGGAAGGCAATCGCACCCGGTGGTGCGGCCGGGCTTCAAATCCTCTATAGCTCGCCTTTGTGAGTAGTCTACGTTGGACTAAAACGGTCATTCCCAGTCGGTGCGCCTCACTTGAGAGACTTTGTTGGACTTATTTGGTTAGTGTTTTCGACACTTTATCGACACATTACAGCACTCGTTATATGCTAACGCCCACAGCCACTTGAAACTACCAAGGGCATTTATCGCCTTGCCTAATAAAAAGCGGGCAACATATGTTTATGGATGAACAAGGAGCAAAGATTGTCAATTCTTACTGCTGACTGTCCTCGTTGTGGCGCGAAGAATATGAGCTTCGACTTGAAGGAACAAACCTTGGCTGGAGTTGTAAACGACTGGCAAAGAATCCTTGAAGTTTTTTGTGTTTGCCGCGGCTGTTCACAATCAACAGTTTTTCGGGTGCGCCAAAGAAACTCCCAAAGCAGCGTCGTTATTGAAAGAGGGTTGTGCGACTTCGTGGGGGCAGTTAATAAATTTGTCGCAATTGAACGATATATCAGCATACGCGACAATTCTATCCAACCCCCTCCGGAACATTTACCAGAGAATATAAAACGTATTTTTGAAGAGGGTGCGGCTTGCATGGCCGTTGGCTGCTATAACGCAGCGGCAACTATGTTCAGGCTTTGTTTGGATCTGGCGACTAAGGCGATGCTGCCAGAGGAAGCTGAAGGCCTGAACAATTCTATTAAAAGAAATCTTGGCCTGCGTCTACCGTGGTTATTTAACAATGGTCTGCTTCCAGCCGCTCTAAGTGACCTCTCATCATGCATTAAAGACGATGGGAATGATGGTGCACATGAGGGGCTCCTGACCAAAGAGGATAGTGCCGATATACTCGACTTTACATTCATCTTATTGGAGCGACTTTATACTGAACCGAAGCGAATTGAGATCGCGGCGCAGCGTAGAGCGGCAAGGCGGGATCGCGGGTAACACCTTTGGTTATGAAGCATGAGCCTTACCGACTCAAGTCGACTTTCATCTTACAGTTGCGGCGCTCAATGCTTCCCTCTCGATAAGGGCATAAGTCACGGATGCGCGACTCTTTGCCTACAACAACAATTTCTTTTTGGCGGGGAGGCACGGTTACGGACTGCTCAGTGGTAATCCGAGTAGCTGGAACAATGTTCGTTGCTCCCTGAGGTACGTAATTTTTATCGTTGAATACGGTTTGTTTGGCGGGTGCCGTTACTGAGATGGTGGCTTGAGGCTGGGCTGACTGCAGCTGAGGCGCTGCACCTCTTGCGGCCACTTCCTCTACTACTCTGTCCCAATCCTTAATCGCTGTCGGCTCTGCTCGCCTGATCCCGGCGACGGGGGCTGGCTTGGGTTGGACGCGCTTATCGACGATGCCCAGGGCGGTGCCTTTGAGGAATGCCGAACTCACCATCTGGAGCGCGGCTAGCATGATCGCGGAGCCGATTAGTCCTGGTATCAGCCATGCTACAGCTCCCTTGCGCGGGCGCCTTCTGATGTAGTTCGGCGCGTCGTTCCATTCAGCCTTCATACCTCCCTCTCCCTGTCCTTCGGGCGTACCAGCGCCTGGTCATTTCCTTGCTTATCGCAAGTTCATGCTTAGCATTGCGATATACGAATGCTGATCAAAATCTAATCTGACCGTAAAACAATTTAAGTTCTTCATAACTGACAGGTGTTTCACCATGTAAGAATGTCGCCATTGAATCCATGATGAACTTTTCCGGGTTTTTCATCAGTTCTTTTATGTTAGAGCGTGCCTGCTTACGTATAAACCTGGTGTTAGGCCAGCCATCAAGAGTCCTAGTTAATATTTGCTCTCGCAACTCTCTTTGGTATTTTCCGCCTGCATGCTTTGCAAAAAAGCGTGACATAGCAGTAAGAAAAAACCTGCTACACATGAAGTAAATGAACTGTTCCTCCACATGACTAATAGCGCTATTTAGGTCCCCAGTGCTGATTACTTCTTTATAGAACTGAGTTGTTTGGTCCTCTATAACTCCCGCTTTTACTTCTGAGCTTGCCCCGAGTACAAATCGAAACGCGCATGGAGAATCGATGCCGACCGATTTTGTTATTTCATTTCCATAGCAGCCCGCCAAAACTAGTCCAAAATTATTTTTAGCGAGAATATTTACTCTTTGACTTAAATCATGCAATTCTTCCCAGGTCACTATCTCGCCGCAGATATCAAGACCTACCCCCTTCACACCGTGGGCTTCAATATGAAGTACAGGAAATGCATTCTCCTCAGCACAATAATATTCTAGCGACGAGAAAATCTTTCGAAGCTCGTTGGCTGTGCTGATCTTTTCATAATGGCAACTTCCAGGTAGCCGCATGGCAAGAAGGTGATCTTGAATGTTTTCCGCTACTCTTTTTGCGGACTGGAGCTGCCCTTCAGGAATTGCATTAACCACTACAATTAGGTTGTTGTGGAATACTTCTCTGTAGATTAATTCACGTTCCAAAACTACCTCCCAATCCTTCGGGCGTACCAGCGCCTAGTCACTTCCTTGGTGATCGCTATCCCGCGTCTTGACTGGTCAAGTTTCGGTTGGCCTCGTCGTACTCCGGGCTTCGGTGTCCGTGCTCTGGCTCGATCCTTCCACTGACGAGCCATAGAGCGTACTCGGGAAATGAGTCTGCAAGGATGCCGATCTCCTCCGTCCCGATACGGATTTTCTCGCTGCTGATGTTGCGCCAGCGGTCGTAGTTCTTGCCGCCCTTCTCGCTAAGCCGCTTCGGACCAATCACCCGTATCAATCGAAGCGCTCTATCTCGCACAGAATCCATATAGCAACAATTCATGATGCGTAACATTTACGCGGACCATTTTGGGGTGTAACTTTTACGCATGCGTAAATGTTACGCAGATATTAGCGCCGCTAATAAAGCCCAACATAGTGCAACAAAGGCCAAGGACATGGAAGGAAACCTACCGCCGATAGACCTGCTCAACGCGCCCCCGGTCATGCCGTGGCGCCAGTTCGCGGACTGGATTCGCATGGGCGACGAACACGACGTGGTGTGGGGCTGGATTCGCAACGGCTACATCCCGTCGCACAAGGTCGGCAAGTACGTGATGGTCAACGTGGCGCTGCTGGTTAAGCAGCTCATGGAAAAGGAATGGGACACATGATCCGCGCCGCTCACGGAAAGCCAGGGGATGGGATGACCTATGTCGAAGCCAACCAGCTATCTACGCCTTGTGCACGCCCAGGACTGCGACTGCTCTGTCTGCTGGTCCAGACGCGAAATGGCGAACCCCGTTCCCTCCCCGTCCACACGCTGCGCCCAATGCCGCCCCGCCTCTGCGCGGCCGATTCGCACGCTGCAAATGGGCTGCGTCGGTGGAACCTGGAAGCCTCTGGTCTCGGAGTGGACAGTGGAACCGGCCTATATCTGCGAGAAGCACACGCCACCCGACCGCCCCGCGAAGTGGTGGAGCGTTATCTACGACTCGGGCAAGCCAACGCCCTTCGTTCCGATTCACGAACCGTTCGAGCTGGTGGGCTAAGGCCAACCGCCCCCGCCGAAGCCGAACAGGTCCAGGGCCGCGCTCCCGGCTCGTCGGATCACGCTTCACCGATCCGGCGAACGGAAGCACGGGCGGAGCGCACCCTTGACCCTGCACGAACAGAAACAGCCTCCGCTCGTGAGTGTGGGGCAGCTTCACCGCCCCGCGCTCCCGAGCCCTCGGCGGCAAGAGTGGGATGACAAGGGCAAAGCCCTTGGTGTTAACCAACTAGAGAACACGCACAACGCGAAGTTTTAACCGGTAGGCCAAGTAACAGATCACCTCGGCGAACTTGCGAGTTCACCGGTTCGGGATCGCTCGGCCTGCAGAAAGCAAAGCAGCGCAATAAAGCGCAACTAGAGAGAGGAAACACAAATGGCACGTTCGATCATGGAAGTTGCATTTCTCAGCGCCGAGAAAGTTGAGTTCGACAACGTAAAGCTGGTGAAGCTGTTTGTCGGAGACGAACCGGACGGCAAGCGTGACCTCGGCATTTCCATCCTGTCGATGAATGTCTCCGAAGAAGCCCTGGACGAAGTGTGGTCCGCCTGCGAAAGCCTCGATGTGCTTGAGCCGATCCGAGTCACCACCGAGATCGAGCGAGGCTCCAAGAACGCCGGCAAGTTCATCGTCCTGCACGTTGAGCCTGTGAAAGCAGCCGCTGCTCAAGCCCCCAAGCCGACTCAGCAACCGACCCCAACCGCCAAGCCAGCCGGCACCCAGCCGGAACCGGCCAAGGCCAACTAACCGGGAGGGGCGGCCATGCTGATCGATGACCGGGTGTACTGCGACTGCTGCGGCAACGACATGG